CCTTAATGGACTGCTGCGTAGCCAACGCCGTGGCGCTGTCAGAAGACATGTTGTCTTCGTCGAGGATGTTGGTGACCGTCGTTGCACCGGTGCCCTTCAGGTTATTGAAGGAAAGTTGGGTGACATACAGGTCCGTATTTACGTCCGTAACGGTAGCCGAGGCGCCTGCGCCGTCGAACTTCAGGAGAACATCTTTGCCATTCGGGATTTCAAAGTCATTGCTAGCGTTGTAGGTGCCTTGGAAGACGATGACCGAGCGCCCGCCAGAGAGGCTGTTGCGCATGTGAACGATCTTTTCAGCGTCGTTAGGAGTGAGTTGGACGTAAGCCGTGGCACCGAGATCGCCGCCGTCGTTGAAGTCGATGAACTTGTTCCGGCCATCAGAGGTCGAACCGTCCGTGATGGCGAGGGTGTTAGGCACCCCAGAAGTCCCTGCACTGGCAAGCGTGACCGCAACCGCGCCGTTGATGGCTTGGTCGATGATGTCGAAGTTGGTGTTGGTCGTCGTACCCCAAGTACCGGACTGTTCGCCAGTCGCGATCTTTTCAATGCCAAGGTTGACGGTATAAGTGCTAGCCATCGTTTAATCCTCTATGCCGCGATGTCAGTCCAATCGGGTGTAACACCCGGCGTTACATCATCCCAAGACCCGCTTGAAGGAGTTATGTTCGTCCAAGAACTCGCTACCGCAGGTGCCACTTCCGTCCAGACTCCACCAGAAGGAGTTATATCACTCCAGCTATTTCCGGGGGTAGGTACAATGTCACTCCAAATCCTAACAGAACCAACTTGCCCCGTCGCTGCTACACCTAATGGTAATACGTTAGCCTCAGCAACAACACTAACAGTACCTACAGAACCGGTAATTTCAAAGCCGGTAACAGCAATAGTCTGGCCCAATTTTACTGCTACCGTACCGACCGCGCCCGTACCCGCAACGCCAGTAACAGAGACAACCGCAGTGCCAGTAACACTTACGCTACCAACCGCCCCCGTGGCTTCAAGGCCTGCGGGCTGAACAACCGCCCCCGCATCAACAACGACCGTTCCAACCGCACCGGTAGCCTCAAGGCCCGTAGTCGGGACATTCGCGTCCCCAACAACATCTACCGAGCCAACCGCGCCCGTGGCCTCAAGGCCTGTCGGGAATACGTTAGCGTCAGCCGTTACGGTTACGGAGCCAACAGAGGTGGTAGCGGAAAGTCCCGTGGTCGGGACATTGGCGTCAGCAGAGACAGCGACAGAGCCCACAGCCCCAGTAGCTGCGACTCCGGTGGGGAATACGTTTGCCGTAGCAACGACCGCTACAGAGCCAACAGAACCTGTTACAGAGAACCCGGTGACGGGTACATCCGCAGCGGCGGAAACAACAACGGTGCCAACCTGACCGGAACTGGAGACACCCGTAGGCGATACGACCGCTTCAGCAACGACCGTTACCGAACCTACAGCTCCAGTAGCCGAAAGACCTGAGACGACAACGGGGACGGCTTCGCCCCACGGACCATCACCCCAAGCCTGACGGCCCCAACCGGTGATTAACGCCATCTACATGCCTAGGCGATGCGGATAATAGCGTTAGATGCGTCAGCGGTCGGGAACTGGATAGTGAAGTCGCCAGCGGTGGACGTTTTATCCGCACCGAAGTCCAGCACCACCACAGCCTTGTCCGAATCCGTGCTGTTATAGATCAACGCGCCACGAGCCGTGATGCTCGCCGTAGACCACGTCGTATCAGCAAAGTCCGTGAAGGCGGTCGTGCCGGAAGTCGTCGGGGTAACGTTCGTCAGCGTATTGCCACCAGCCGTATACCCCGTTCCGCTCGTCTCGTTAGTAACGCTGTAAGCGGTAGTGGAAGCACCCAGCGTGGCTGCGCTGGTGAACAGAGCAATCTTGAAGGTGTCGCCCGTGCCGTTGGTGAAGTTGTGCGTACCCGTCAGCAGCTCTTGCTTGAACGAAGTACACATCGCTTGCGTAATCGCCATGTCAAAGTCTCCTTATAGCACCCGCAAGGCTAGGGTGCCCTGCCTCAATTAAGGCATTGTAGATGGTGGTCCGATCACTTGCGATGGCCTCACGCATATAGTGCGCAACAACCATCTCCATGTCTTTCTTAAAGGCCCGAGCCTGATCTTTAATCAGCGGGTGGGCCGTGTCGGACACACTCATTAACTTATCGACGCAACGCGCAGCAACTTCCTCTGGCGTGAAACCCCGGTTTTCTGTCGTGTGTACCGCGACAATCGGTTCCGGGGAAACCGAAACATCAACCTTAAACATTAGCTCACCGGCATCCTATATTGCCCAGAACGGTAAGTATCTTCTCGCAGCTTACCATCCCCAAGCATCTTCAGGAGACCAATGGCCTGAACATATAACTTCTCGTAGTTCTGAATAATATCCGGCTCAGCTTTCATAAACCGAGCGGCTTCCACCAGCGCGCCATTGAGCAACGCCGAGTCAAACTCATCACCCAGCCACGTCGTCCCGGCAGTCACAATGGACTCAGGGTAGTAGCCGTAGTGCAGCTCAACCGTATAGGTGCTGTCCGGCGTCGGGCCTACGATAAAGAAGTCGTCATCAAAGTTAGCGTAGTGCTTGGGCAGCCCCGTAGACGACGCGTTGGGGTAGGCCTCACGGATGAAGTTCACGTCCTTGTTGAGCAGGAAGTTGTAGTTCCCGCTGCCGTCTTCCACGGCCACGCTGTAGACGTAGAGAAAGTCCGAGGGCGTAGCGAGGTACTGATTACCCGACGTGAAGGAACTCGTGACATTACGCCGCAGGGCAGGAATCTGAACAGTGTTGTAAATTTTCTGCTCAGCCTGCTGCGTGAACATAGCGAGCTGATCGTCCGTGAAAGAAGTCTCACAGATGTCCTCAATGTTAGTTTTCAGCTCGGTATAGTTCATGACTTACGCCCTATGCCATGGGCCCACGGGCCATGAGACCCTTCGTAGCCGCACCGGTACCGCGAATCTTGATCCCAGACGTTTTCATATTGATCGGCTGGTTGATCTTCGGGCTCGGCACTTTCTTGATCTTGCCAGTGTCTTTGACTTTCATGACCTACTCCTAACTCGTTGTGACGGTCACTGTACCAACAAACCCAGCACAAGGCGTGGGCTGTAATGGGATGATGTTAGCACGGCTCTGAGCGTACTCAGGGCTGTCTGGGCGCGGGTTACGGATCGCCTGCGGGTCATCCACCGGGTACTCACCCAACTGCAACTGCGGCTGATCCGGGTCCCAGCACTCAGGGCACGCCTTAATGTTCGTATCGCGGCGCTTGACGAAGACGTTCCGTAGCTCACGCAGCTTGTACTGGAACCCGCAGACATCGCAGATACCAAGGGCTCGCTGGCTAGAAGCGAACCGGTTACTCATCAGATACGTCCTATGCGCGGCACGAAGCGGGCGTTAGTCTTCACCCGGTCTTCGCTCGCTGCGCGATCAAACTCTTCCTCGTAGGCTGCCTTGAGCATTTGTACCCGCTGGGCTAGCTCCGGCACCTTCATAGCAATATGGTAGGCCAGTCCTGCCACCAAGCAGGGGAGAAAGCGGAAGGGCATATCTGCGGTCTGTACCCCTGCCCCAGCGTCCTCAATGCGCCGCATGCGCCAATACTTGAAGGTGTAGTCGTTGCTGTCCGGCACGGGCCAGACATTGATTCTGGGGGCATCCACAAGCCGCTCAATCCAGAACTGAATAGGCCGTCCGGTCGTCGTCTTGTTCGGGATAGAGGCATAGGTGCTGACGCTGATCCGGTTGATGGTCAGGTCCTGCTGCGTCGAGCCCGAGCCCGTACGGATAACTTGTTCTAGCAGGTCAACGGTGTCGGCGGGGAGAGTGTACTGCGACGTGCCGCTGACCAAGGAAACGGTGCCCTCGTCGATGGTCCAGAGGTTGATCCCCCGGTTTTGCCATTCGATGGTCATGAGGTTCATGGAGCGGCGCGCAGTACGCAGGTCGTAGCCAGAGCGCATTTCCCGTCCGGCACGCTCCCATGCTTCCTCGGCGATCTCCGTGAAGTCCATGTTGAACGCTGTTGTACCGGACGTTGCCATTTACTTCTTCCTCTGCAGAGGCTTCACACGGCGGGGTTTGCCTGCTGGCTGGCCGAGACTCTTCTTCTGCGACACCCTGCTCTTCTTCTCAGCAGCCGTCATCTCAGAGGCCGTTTTGGGCGTCTTTGACGACACGCGTTTGGTCGGGCGGCAGTACGGAGTCCCGCGCTTCTCACCCTTTTGGCGCCCGCACTCTTTACCGGTTCGGACATCCTTCCAGTCCTCTTTGAACCAGCGCTTGAGGGCGGCGCCCTTAGCTGTCTTACGAACGGCCACTAGCTTTCTTCTTCCGGCATTTGGCGATGGCGCCCGATGCGTAGGCGGACGGGAAGACCTTATACTGCCGCTTTACCTTGCGGTAGCAATCGTCCTTCACCGTGCCGCCTTTCTTGTAGTAGCAGCGCATTACGCGCCCTTCATCTTGATCATACGCGCCTTACCGTGACCTCGTGCAGCACGACCACAGCCACGGACGGTGCCACCTTTCTTCATGCCTTCGCCTTGCAGGCGGCGCATACGGTCACCGGACATAGCCTCACGGACTCCACGAGCTGCGGTGTCCATATCGGTACTGGCGCGCTCGTTGTAGCTCCTACGGGCGGCTTTCGCGGCTTCTGCGCGGGGCTCGATATAGTCCTCGACCATACCCGCACCTTCCATAACAGCGGCAGCAAGCGGTACAGCACGGCCAGCAGCGCGGAGCGCACCACGCCCCATACGCTTCATCGCCTCTTCCCCAGCCTTACGGCCCGCACGTTGTGCGGCGAGGTCCTTAGCCCCTGCTTTGGCAAGCTCACGTTGACGGCGGCGAGCGATGTTGGTGTTGGTACGACGCTCAATATCGACCTGCTCATCACGCAGATTCGGATTCTTTCGGCGGCGCTCAACCTCAGCTTTAGACACGGCGGAGGGCGGGGTTTGGCTCCGCGTCCGCTTCATCATCTTCTGCTGAACTCGCGACGTGTTAGGGCCTGCTACGCTACGGGGCATGGAGGCTCTCCTTAACAAATTTTGCAGGGGCGAACACCTTTCTTCGCCATACCTGCGCCACGGACCTTACCGCCTTTTCTGTAGACAGCACCGCCAGCCTTCATCTTGCCAACGCCGTCAGCAGCGAAGTCGGGGACCATCTTGTCGCCCTTCTTGACCATGTTGAGCTTACCGCCAGCCCTCATGCCATGTTTCTTACCGGGCATCATGGTGCCGTCGGGCATTTTGTGCATACCGACTTTGCCGCCCATAGCCATCTTACGCTTCGATCCGCAGTTCATCTTTTTATCCTCGCGCTCAAACTCTTTACCCACGGATTGTGGGATGCCGACTTTCTTTGCGAACTTCGGGTTATTGGCAACTGCAGCCATCAAGCGCTTTTGCTTCTCGCTCGTCGATGGCATTACCACTTAACCTTGTCGGCCCAATAGGCCGCGCTCATCTTGCCTTTGTTAATGTTCTTGCGGTGTCGAGCCTTGAAGGACGCCCGCTTTTTCTTCATGCGGTCCGACTCACCCTTCTTGGGCTTGCCCGCAGTCTCCGCACCTTGCTCGCCGAAGCGAATGACCTTCTCCTTACCACCCTCACAAGCCTTCACAACGTGAGACTTTTTCGGGTGACCGGGAGTACGGCGGGGCTTGTTGCAGGCCATCTTAGCCTTCTCAACGCGCCCCCCTGATGCGTAGTACCGGCGCATTAGCTGTAGAACACCGTCATAGCCGTGATGTTAGTCATCGTAGTGATGAACACATCAGACTGAAAACGTATGCCCCAATCGGGGATGTTCACAGAGTGCGAATCGGACGCAAGAAAGTCGATGTCCAAAAGAGTTGGACCCCCATCACCGTCAGTGATGGTCAAGCGTCCTGCCCCTGCCCCCGTCAGCACCTGCACCTGACGAACCCGCGCCGGGCCTACTGCGAGAGAGGCTGCGGCGGTAATTCGTTTGGCGCGTACGTCTGAATTAGACATGGGGTAGCTCCTTAGCCAGCGGAGACCGTCAGCACGCCGGAGTTGCTCCAGAGTTGACCGGCCACGGACGGATCAGAAGTCGGCAGGTCGGTGAAGATGACCACGCTGTTGGTGCCGTCGTGGGTGATAGAGATGTTCTCCGTCACAGCGCCGGTGTTTGCAGCCTTGGTGATGTCCTTAAAGCCGTTCTCGGAACGGACGGGACCTTGGAACGTAGTGTTAGCCATGGGAATCTCCTGTCGTGGCTAGTGTCAGACTCAGATGAGCCTGTCAGGGATTAAGCTTTGTTATACACCTCACAACTTGTTTCTGCAAACAAATAAAAAGGGGGCCCGAAGGCCCCCTAGGTACTGCTCGGTTTCGCTTAGCTTGCGCCGGGCGAACCGAAAATGCCCAGCGGGTCGGAGACGCCGAAGGAGTAGCGCTCGCGAGCCTTGTAACGGGCGTTGCCGGTGTCGAAGTCGGCGTCCATGGACGTTGCCATGGGGGTCCGCACGAAGTGCTTCAGGCCGTTCGGGACATCGGTGAGGAGG